ATCCATACGCAGTGAGCCCGCGGAGATTCAATTCGTCGAAAAGACGTTCACAAATTGTCATGTTTCACCTCAACCGGTATACAGTTTGTCTAAAAAACAAGGAAAATGTTCTACATTTATCTACGGTTGTTTAACAGTCGTTTGTTGACTTGATAGTCAAATGTGGTATAATACTTATAGAGGATAAGCCAAAGAATTAAGGAACAACTTGCAAGAGAAAGGATAACTAACCATGAAAAACCTGAATGAGATGAGCAAGGCCGAGATGGAGCAGGAGATCAGCTTCGCTAAGGAGTTCGTGAACAACGGGGGCTGCATGAACAAAGAGCAGTGGGCTCGCATCTTCAAGATGGTGCAGCTTGTCAAGGAGGGCTGAACGATGAAGACCTACATCGCCACCTACTACCGCCACAACCCCCAGCTGAGCAGCGGCGGCTACCAGACCACCCGCAAGATCGAGGCCGTGTCCATCACGTCCGCTCGCAAGAAGGCCCGTGAGATCACCGAGGGCTGCGTGTATGGCAGCCTGGAACTGCTGGGCGTCGAGAAGGAGGGCTAAGCCATGATGATGGACATGACGGAGGCCGATTACGAGAGCTGGCGCGATGATCTCCGCTGCGGCGGCCAGGAGGAGTACGACACCCAGTATTCCGCGGCCTCCCTGTACGAGGGCGGCTGGCGGGCCAGCGATCTTCCCGACCTGATCGAGCAGTACAACCTGACCAGCGAGGAAGCCAACCGGATTTACGGTGAACTGCTCCAGATCGAGCAGAACGCACAGAACAAGGAGGACTGAACATGGCAACGAAGCAGCAGGAGCGCGAAGCACTCGACAAGATCGCCGAGATCATCAAGGGACTGGGCCAGGACAGCTACATTGCAGCTGCCTTCGACGGGTGCCTTGATATGGCAGAGGACAACATCGGCAACGCCTTCATGTGCAGCATGAAGGCGAGGGCCGAGGACGCACAGCAGGAGGTCGCCAGCCTCCTGGTCGAGAACCGCAAGCAGGCGGACAGCTTGTAAGCACTGTCCGAAACCGTTGCCCAGAAGCAGAAGAACATCGACGGCAGGGACGAGCAGATCGCCAACCTGAACAGCATCATCAAGATGCAGGCCGACAGAATCAAGGAACTGGAGGAGGGCGTCGAGAGCTCCGCGAGCCGTGTCATGGCCCTGGAGAACGAAAACGTCCACCTGAAAGCCCGCCTGTACGACATCCTGATGAAGTGAGGAGGACTGAACGATGATCGTAAATCAGAGCAATCTCCGTCAAGCGTACAAAATCCTGAACACCCTGAGCCGCGAGTTCATCCCGAAGGACGGAAAGCTGGAATCCTACATGGCCGACCTGAAGCGGAGCATCCGAGCCTGCACCAACAGCCCGGCTCCCGACTCCCGGATTGTGAAGGAATACGGCATTGATGGCTACATCGAGCTGTACGCCTTCCCGGAGAAGCTGGCCTCTGCCACCCGCGACGAGGCGGAAGAGTGGTTCGACGAAAACTGCTGGCTTTCCGGTGGTGGCGGTCAGTACGACTGCACCGGAGAGAAGTTCACCCAATGGCGGTACGTTTTCCGGCGCAACGACAGGTGGCTTGCATATCATTCAGTCGGATTCGACGTGTAACAACCCGCCTGACGATGGCCTCCGGCAAAGGCCGAAACCACCTGGCAGCCAGCCAGGGTAGGTCGTGGGAGCCAACAAGAGCAGCCAACCGGCTGCAAACCCACAAGCACCTGAGAGGAGATAACTAACCATGACCGATAAGAACAACGTGGAGATCAAGGCAGGGGACATCGTGGAGATTACCGGCGCCTACTTCAAGCACGACAACGCCCTCTACTTCGTCGAGCACATCCCCGGCGACCCCGGCTGGATTGGCGGCGACATCTGCTTGCACATGATCGGCAAGTCCGGCAAGCTCTCCAGCGCAAAGTATGCGACCGCCTTCTGGCCGCTCAAAGCCTACGTCAGCAACCGCGTCAAGGCTGCCCAGGCCCGCATCTGGAACAAGGAGCACGCCCAGATCGAGGTTCGCACCGACATCGACCAGAGCTTCGTTGCTGAGTGGTTCCGCAAGGCGGCTGACGACCTGTCCGTGACGATCGAGTGGAACAAGCTGCATTTCGGCGAGGACTGCCAGGACGTCAAGCGAGAACTGAAAACCGAGGCTCACCTCCGGGCTGTGGCCGCTCGACTCTCCGGCAACGTGAGGAGCCTGCACTTCATCGGTACAGACGACCTCAGCCGTGAGGTGTTCGTTGATGAACTGGGAACGGTCTGGAAGTACACGGAACCCGGCTCGATGCCGCGGGAACGGCACGACAAGCTCTATGCTGCATCCAGCAACGACCGGGACGGTGAGCCCGGTCTGCCGATGTCGGATGCTTTCGACTACCAGATCATCTACGAAGGACAGGAGGTCTAAACCATGAAGGTGCTTTCCGACAGAACCAAGATCGCCGCGGCGATCAACTTCAGCCAGTACCCCGTTATCCGCATCGACCTGAGCAAGACCGATCTCTACGGCGTCGTGGGTGCGCCGGTCAGAATCGACAACGGCACGTTTACGACCGGTGAGCCGTATTTCGTCCGCGGCTATCTCCGTACATTCAAGGACGAGAATGTCCTGACGTTCGACGCTGGAGGCGTCGCTCTGAAAGCGAACCTCAGTTACAGCGATTACGAGCGGATGCTGGAGTACACCAACGCTCCGATCGTGAAGCCCGATCAAGACATCCTGGTTTGCATGGTGGACAGCGAACGCCGCCTGGTCTACGACCCGGTCGTCCTGCGGACAGGAAAGCGCGTTGACCCGTACTGCATGACCCCGCTCGATCTGGAGCGGTGCAAGATTCCGGCTGCGGAGGAGGTGGAGCACAATGCCTAAGTACCCGAAGGGCCACAAGGACGTTCAGTTCTACGCACCGAAGTCGAAGATCGGCAGCCGCCCGATCGCCGGTTCCACGACTGCGACCAACGATTTTCTGGTGCTGGTACACGAAACCTACCCGGAGGCCACGATCTCCCAGTTGAAGGAGCTCCTGACCGATCGTTCCAAGTTCATCCTCAACCCGGAGGCCGTCGCGGTTCTGGATGCTTACATCACCCGCGGCTACGGTGACTACGTTCCCGAATGGAGGTAAAGATTATGGCGAACATCAAGGACAAGATCGCAAAGCTGCTGGCCCTGGCAGAGAGCCCCAACGAGGCGGAGGCCAAGGCCGCGCTCCTCAAGGCCCGTGAGCTGATGGCAAAGAACAAACTCACCCCGGAGGAGTGCCAGAAGCAGAAGAGCCAGAAGCTCGTCAAGGACTTCACCGACATCCAGTGTACAGCCATGACGAACCCCTGGGCGGCCTCCCTCTCGGCGGTGATCGCCGATAACTATTGCTGCCGCGCAATCAGCCGGAAGCGCAAGGGCTACAAGACGGCAACCGTCGGCTTCATCGGTCTGGAGGACGACTTCGAGATCTGCAAGAAGATTTTCCTCTATGCCTACAACTGCATCGTTTCAACCTGTAAGCGCGAGATCGAGAGGAATCCCTGGGACGATCGAGGAACCTACCGCAAGGCGGTGAATGCCTACGGCTGGGGCTTTTGCGAGGGCTTGCGGGATGCGTTTGAGGCTCAGAAGGAGGAGCACCAAGAATGGGGCCTCGTCATGGTGACACCGCAGGCCGTCGTCGAGGAGGCGGACGGCCTGGGCAAGCCGAGGGCGATCGGCAGGAACGAGGTTGACATGGACACCCTGGGAGCTAGACAGAAGGGCTACCGGGACGGCCTCAAGTTCGACCCGAACACCAGGCTGGAGGGCAGGCCGGAACGCGCTCAGCTGGCGTCGTGCCGGTAAACACCCGGTATCAGTATAGCGCACCGGGAAGCAAAACACAAGAAATAAGCCTTATTTTTAAGGTACGAAGGAGGCAGAAAAACAATGAAAACTGCGAATCGCACAAAACCGAAGACCGACTTCGGCATCGAGGTGCGCGTCTTTACCGCGCAGACCGGCATGACCGTGAAGGAGCTGGCCGAGCGCGCAGGCGTCAAGTACACCACGCTGGTGGAAACCACCACGGGCCGCTGTGCTGGGCACCAGCTCATTCCCGTGGTTCGGGAGTTCATGCAGAACTACCGGAAGGAGGAGTAATTGTGGCAGCGAAGGCGAAGATCAACACCGCCCGCGACCTGTTCTATTTCTCGGACGACATCATGAGGATCACGGGCTTTTCCCAGAGCAAGAGCTACAAGATCATCAAGCAGATGAACAAGGAGCTGGAGGCACAAGGCAAGCTGACGTTTGAAGGCCGCGTCAGCAAGCGGTACTTCAACGAGCGGCTGGGCCTGGATGTGGACACCCGGCAGAAGAGCCGGGCATGAGGAGGTAACACGATGGAGAGCACAAGTTTCACCCTGAGCGTCAAGCAGGAAGCGGCACCCCGCCCGAAGCGGAAGGCCAAGAAGCGGGCTGTATGGCCCCATCTGTTGATGCAGGCATTTCTCGCGGCGGTGCTGCTGTACCTGGGTATTATGATTGCCCAGAGTGCGAGCATCCATACAACCGGCGCAGGCAACGTCATTCTGGCGGCTGCCGCCCTGGTGTTCACAGGCTGGAAGCTCCACGATCTCGGAGCTGATGAATGAGAGGAGGACTCAACATGGCAAAGATGTTTGATGGCAAGAAGGTTTACGACCGGGAGTCGTTCAGCTATGAACTGGCGAAGATCGGCGACTATGTGACGGAGGAGGTCGTAGACGACGCGATCAACTGCCTGCCGCCCGTATCCATGACCGCCCGCTGTTCCCAGATGGGCGAGCCGATCAGCGGCCGTTTCGACCCGGACAACCACCGCTGGCGGGCAACCTACGAAACCTTCACGAAGGTGGCTGAGGACGTCTGGAGGTACTGCGGCGACTGCTTCCGCGGCGAGATCGCCCAGCGCGGCAGGCCGCTCGTCTACGTCGGCAAGGGCCAGAGCTGAGGAGGTGAAGATCATGACGTACTATCCCATCAATGAGGACGCCGCCAAGCGTGCGAACGACGCCAACTCGTTCCGCGACTACAAACCCGGCAGCGCGACGGCTGCCTACCGTGCCGAGGTGGACAAGGCCGCTGCCCTGGTTGAGAAGCAGAAGGCCAAGGTTGACCCCATGCACCATGACAAGCTGGATGGCCTGCTCGATCGGTACGCACACCGGCTCGCGGACTACTACAACGACTACTACCGCAACGAGGCGGCGTGCCCGTCCATCCTCATTACCGGCGGCGCAAATTTCCCGGTTGCGAAGAAGGAAAAGCAGAACGCCCGCCGCGACACCCTGGCGCATGAGTATGCGGACATCCAGGGCTTGCTGCGGAAGATCGAGAGCGTGGGCATGGGCGGTATCAGCGCGGACGACCCGAACGCCATTGAGAAGCTGGAGGAGAAGCTGGCAAGGCTGGAGCGGACGCAGCAGACGATGAAGGACATTAACGCCTACTACCGCAAGCACGGCACCCTGGACGGCTGCACGCTGGCCTCTGAGGAGGTAATCAGGAAGATCAAGGCCGACATGAAGTCGTCCTGGCGGTTCTCGGACAAGCCCTTCGAGTCGTACACCCTGAGCAACCAGAATGCGGAGATCAGGCGGCTGCGTGGCCGTATCGAGGAGCTGCGCAAGCAGAAGACCGAACCGCCTCCGGCAGGCTGGGATTTTGATGGCGGCGAGGTGGTCGTGAGTACATCCGCGAACCGGCTCCAGATCATCTTCCACGACAAGCCGGACGACGATTTGCGGCAGGAGCTCAAACAGAACGGTTTTCGCTGGGCTCCGTCTGTCGGTGTGTGGCAGCGGCAGCTCACAAAGAACGCCCTGTATGCGGCCAAGCGAATCGAGGCCCTGGCACCTGTGGAGAAGTGATTCCCTCTGCCAAAATAATACCAGAAAGAGAGGGACAGCAGCATGGCGATCATGGTAACAAAAAAGCCTCCCGCGTATCTGCGGGAGGCAAGAGTAAAGGCTGGATATGTCAGTCGTGGCACGGCGTCTATCGCGGTTCCGTACTCGCCGGAAACCATCGGGCGGCATGAGCGCGGGGAAGTCGATCTGACCCCGGCGGACGCGGTGATCTACGCCGAGAGCTACAAGAGCCCGGACATCCTGCTTCGCTACTGTGCGACGTGTCCTGTGGGCTGCAAGATGGGCTGGACGGCGGCGGACATTCCGCTTCCCCATGCAACGCTGCGCATTCGGCGTCTGATCGTGGAAGCGCAGGCCGTGGCCGACCGGCTGGAAGAGATCGCCTTCGACGGCGCGATCGACGAGTCGGAGCGCAGGGACTTCGAGGAGGCATTGCGGTTCCTGCGGCAGCTTGAAGCGAGCATCAACGACATCATCCTCATAGGCCTGGGAAAAAGAGAAGGCACCTCTCGCCAAATGCCTGAACGAGAAGTGCCCGATAACTAACCGATGTCATATTATCACACCCAGGCTCTTTTGTCAAGAGAAAGGAGCAAATATGAACTACGAGAGCGTACTCCAACTCAACAAGTACCCGACAGATCGGTATAACGTCCTGGTGCCGGTCACTACGATGCAGGCGGCGTCCAACCTCCAGCGCATCGTCGTTTCCGAGGTGCAGCTGGACACCAGGCAGGACAACACGAACCGCGGGCCCAGCAAGGACATCTATTTTGAAAAGTCCAGCGGCGCGTTTGCGATCACGAAGGTTGGCGGCATGAAGCTGGCCGCTGCCGCGAATATCAGCATCGTGGACACGACCCCTGGCAGAACGGAAGGCTGCCAGCGGTGCATCGAAATGGCCCGCGCCTCTGGCAAGCCAAGAGTATGCGGCAACTGCGAGCACGTCCACGACGTCGCCGTTACCGTCACCATCCGCGTGCCTGAGCCGTCCGGTGGCTTCCGGCTGATGAAGGCCACGAAAGAGATCGACTGCACCCTGGAGGCTGCCTCCATGAAGGACGGCGCAACCGGGCAGCAGTACAGGAGGTTCCTGCCGCACCGCACCGCGATGGCGGAGAGCAAAGCCTTCATGCGTGCTATCCGCGCCGCCCTGGGGCTGGCCGGTACATACAAGCTCCCCGATCTGAAAAAGCCGTTCATCGTGGCCCGCGTCGTTCCGAATCTGGACGCGCCGGAGATCAAGCAGGCCGTGGCCGGGAGCTATTTGCAGAGTATGGGCCTTTTGTTCGAGACTCCGGCAGCACCGATGCAGGCGGCCCTTCCTCCGGCTCAGCAGGCCGAAGAGGTTCCGCCTTACGAGGACGAGGGTTGCGAGGCCCCGCCTCCGCCGGAGGACTACGAGGAGCCGGACACCGGCTGGCAGGAGCCCTACTACGAGGAGCCTCCCGCACCGCATCAGCAGCCGCAGCCTGGTATCTACTGTGCAGACTGTCGTAAAGAGATCACGGCGGTAAACACCCGGAACGGCGCGGTTTGGACGCCGGACGACATTGCAGGGTACAGTCAGAGGGTTTTCGGACGCATCCTGTGTAACGAGTGCCAGCGCAAGGCAAGAGGAGGCAGAAAATGAGGATACTGCATACCGGTGACATCCACCTGGGCGACCTGGCAGGCCCCACAAAAGACGGCGAAAACCTCCGCCGCCTGGACACGATCGGCTGCATGAAAGCGATCGTGGAGGATGCGCAGAGCATCAAGCCGGAGGTTTCGATCATCGCTGGCGATCTGTTCAACCGCTCCCGCGTCTGGGCTGACACCGCTCTGGACGACGTAAACGACGCCCTGGAGAAGTTCGTCATTCCGCTGTGCGGGTGCAGCGACGAGGTGGTGCTGCTGTTCGGCACCATGAACCACGACAATCCCCGTGCCTTCGAGCTCATTAAGAAGGCGACCGAGAACCTGAGCAATCTGCACATCTACACCACGCCCGCGGTCGAGAAGCTGGACACCAAGGAAGGCCCGGTGCAGATCATGGCTGTTCCTGGCTTCGATAAAGCCCGCCTGCGCCTGTTCTACCCTGGCATGGACAAGGAACAGGAGAACCGCAACGCGACAGCCCTCATAAACGACACGATTCTGGGTCTTGCAACGCAGCTCGATCACAGCATCCCGGCTGTCATGACCGCCCACTATACCGTGAGCGGCAGCGAGGCGGACAACGGCAGCACCTTCCTGGCGGGACAGGACGTGGTGATTCTGCCTTCCACAATCGACGCAGCAGGCGTTGACCTTGCCTGTTTCGGGCACATCCACAAGCCCCAGCGTCTTGCCAGCGAAACCCCGGCCTATTACTGCGGCAGCGTGAACCAGTTGAATTTCAACGACGAGGGCACGGAGCATGGTTTTTGGCTGCACACCTTGCAGCCGATGATGGGCGGCAACGCCGTCGCGTCCGGCTTCATCGGCCTGCCGGAGCGCGAACACCTGACGTTGCGGCTCTCGCCGGACACCGTGGCCCAGTTCATTGCAGACCCTCAGAGCGTCAGCTTTGGGGAGCTCGTAAGGGATAAGATCATCCGGGTGCGCTATTCCTGCACGGCAGAGCAGGAAAAGGCCCTGAACCGGGCCGACATCCAGAAGGCGTTGACTGCCGACGGTGCGTTCTACGTCGCCGAGATCGTCCCGGAGGACGTGGAGGAGCTGGACTCGAAAGACCAGCTCACTGAACACGACGGCCCGTTTGAGACCCTGGGCCGCTGGCTGGAGCGCAACGACATCACCGGCGACAAGGCCGACCGGCTCAAAGTCCTGGCGGAACCGATCATCAAGAAAGCGGACGATGGACGGGACGACGGGAAGCACACGGGAGCCTTCATCCCGCACAAGATCGAGGTCAAGAACTACCGCAGCTACACCGAGGCGGAATTTGATTTTTCACCGGTGCGCATGGCTATGGTAAACGGTCAGAACGGCGTCGGCAAGTCGTCCCTGTTCATGGACGCGATTGCCGACTGCCTCTATGAGCACACCCGCAAAGAGGACATCGGTGGCTGGGTGCGCGACGGTACGAAGAGCGGCGCGATCACATTCACCTTCGGCATGGGCGGCCAGGAGTACCGCGTTATCCGCACCCGCACGAAGAGCGGACGCGGCACGCTGGCTCTCCAGCGGCTCGACCCGGAAGCTGGTTCCTGGGCGGACGAGAGCGACACCACCATGAAGCTGACTCAGGCGAAGATCGAGCGGCTGCTGGGTATGGACTGCGATACATTCTGCTCGATCGCCCTCATTCGGCAGGACGCCTACGGCCTGTTCCTGGACGCGGACAGCGACCGGCGCATGGAGGTTTTGAGCTCGCTGCTGGGCCTGGGCATCTACTCCCGCATGGAGGAGATCGCCAAGGATGCAGCCAAGGAGCAGCGCAGGAAGATCGCGGCGACCAAAGACCGCATCGACATCCTGACTGAACAGGTTGAGAAGCGCGAAGAGCTCATGATCGAGGACGCGGCCAAGGTGGAGAAGATCGAAGAGGCCAAGCGGACGATCGCGGAGGCGGAGCAGGAGCAGAAGGCTCTCGAACAGGCCGAGGCCCTGGCCGCCGAGATCAAGAAGCAGGCCGATGAAAAGGACTCCCAGGCCGCGGAGTGTACCCGGAAGCGAAGCCAGAAGAACGAAGAGGGAGTGAGGCTCCAGAGCGTGTACAATGCGGCAGCCGCCGACGGTGCCCGCCTAGACGTGGCTCGTACTGCTGCCCAACTCGTCAAGGCTGCCCGTTCTGAGCTCCAGGAGCTCACCCCCAAGATGAATGAGCTGACGGCTATCCTCCACGATATGAAGACCGCGCAGAGCGACGCGCAGGCTGCCCACGACACCATCGGCGAGCTCACGGCCTACCGGTGCGAGTACGAGGGGACGGTCAAGAGAAAGGCTGAGATCGAGGCGGCGCAAGCCAGCCTTGAATCCCTGGCATCCCGAAAAAAGGAAGTCCAGACCCGCGTGCTGGAGCAGAAAAAGACCGCGCAGGCCGCCCGCGATGCGAAGGCTGCGGTTGACGCGCACCTGGCGGAAAGCCGGGTGGCTATCCGCGGCATGGAAAGCAACCTGGAAGCCCTGCGCAAAGAGGCTGCCCGCCTGGAGGGGAGCGGCTGCCCGAACCCGGACACCGCAACGTGCAAGTTCTTGATCTCCGCCACCAACGCGAAGCGGTCTATTCCCGCTCTGGAGCAGGAGTTGGCGCAGACCAAGGCAGACCGCAAGGCCCAGTATGAGAAGCTGCTGAAAGCGTACAACGACGCCAAGACAGCGGACGAGGCCCTGGGCGACCCGGCAACCGAGCTGCTGCACCTGGCCGCCGAAGAAGAAACGCTGCGACTCCTCGCCGATCTTGCTCCGCGGCTTGCGGCTGCGGAAGCGTCGCTCCAGAAGGTTGAGGCCGACATCCAGGCGGCCACCGATCGGGAGGCCGCTGCGCTCCAGAAGGCAGCCGAGCTCAACGGCCAGATAAAGTCCATGCAGAATGTGGTCGAGCGGTACAACGCGGCACAGAAGCAGATCGAGGACAACGAGCGGATGGCCGACCGTCTGGCCGCTTGTGAAGCTGCTGCCGCCAAAATGGAGGCCCTGAAACCTCAGATCGACCGTCTCGACCGTGAGATCGAGGAACTGAACAGCCAGGGCGCAGCGGCCAGCCTGGAGGCGCATTCCATCCGGGAGCGCATCAAGCCAGTGCCCTACGGCGCGTGGCAGAGCATCCAGAGGAGGCTTGCACCCGCCAACGACATTGTGTCGTGCTGCATCCTCCGCCGCGGCGAGATCAAGGCAAAGCTCCAGATGATCGACGGGGCGACCGAGCAGATTGCCCAGCTTCGCTCTGAGCTGACCGAGATCGCGGAGAAGCTGAACGACTACACCACGCTGGTTCAGGCGTTCGGCATCGACGGCATCCAGTACATGATTATTCGAGGCGTCGTGCCGGAGATCATGCGGCAGAGCAACGACATTCTGGCATCCATGACCGGCGGCAGGATGGCGGTGGACTTCCGTACCGAGCGCGAGCAGAAGTCCACAAAGCAGATCGTGAACAGCCTGGAGGTCTGGATAAACACGATCAGCGGCGGCACCCGCCCGTACCAGAGCCACAGCGGAGGCGAGAAGGTCAAGATCGCGCTTGCTGTCACCCTGGGCCTTGCGGATGTGAAGGCCCGCCGCGCCGGTGTCCAACTCGGTATGCTGTTCATCGACGAGCCGCCGTTCCTGGATGCAGACGGCACGGACGCCTACGCGGACGCCCTGTCCAACATGGCGGCCCGAAACCCCGGTATGCGCATTTTGGCGATCTCGCACGACCCGACCATGAAGGCGCGGTTCTCGCAGAACATCATCGTCACTGGCGGAGAAAACGGAAGTACGGTTACGATGGAATGAACGGCAGAAACGCGCTTGACGAAAGGAGGGCGGGCTCGCCGTGAATTATATGCCGGAATTGAACGCGTTCGCGGAACGGATGCGCCGGAACCCGCTCTCCAACAATGCGCAGCTCCTATGGTACAAGCTCATGGACACGGCGAACCGCCTGCACTGGCCTGAAACCTTCCAACTGGACAACGGCAGATTGAAAAGTTTGCTGAACGTCGGTTCAACTCATACGGTGCTGTCTGCCCGTCAAGAGCTGGTGGACGACGGACTGCTGGAGTTCATCGCGGGAGCCAAAGGAAAGCCAAGCGTCTACAAAATGTTGTCGGTTGCGGCCCTGGAGGGGCCCGCCGAGCAGCCGGAGGAAGAGAGCCAGGAGGCCCCCGACTCGTTCCTCTGGGATGTCAAGGACGACATCACGACCTACTTCGGCTATACCGAGGCCCTGGGACAAGAGCTCCAGCAGATCACGCTCACGCTCTGGGAAGAGTTCTTCCCGCGGCAGCAGCCGAACCAGAACGACGAACGCCAAGTGTTCCACCGTATACGAGAGCAGGAAAGGAACGAGGACGGCGGCTGGACTATGAGCTTCCCACAGGAGAAAAAGCAGATTTTGGCTCATGCCTTCGACATAGCCCGCGAGCAAGGCAAGCTCAACTGGGGCTATGTCAACGGCATTTACCAGGTCTGGAGCCGCAACGGGTACAAGACCCTGAGCGAGATCGAAGAGAGCGAATACCGGCGAGAAGATCGCAAGAATGGACATTGGAGCGGAGATCATGAAAAAGCGTAACAAGAAGCTCACTGAGCTGCTGGAGCAGCGGCGGGCACTCTGCGATAGAATGACGCATGGTGTTCCTGGATGCTCCACCGATTGCAAGCTCTTCGCATTGCGGGCGACCGCGAGGGCCTGCCGAGACAGCGTGTTGGAAGACCCGGCGCGGGCCTCTGAGCTGATGCAGACACACTTCGAGGAAAGGAGGCGAGGCCATGCCTAAGTACAGAGTGATCGTCGAGTGCCGGAATGAAGGCGGCACCGACATCCATTGCTGGAGCGGCATCGAGGCTCCGAATGGAGCTGAGGCAGAACATCTGGCCGTCCAACGGGCGGCCAGGTATTACCCGGAGTTCGACGAGTTCGAGCCCGTGAGAACGGAGGCACAGAGATGATCGGAGGCGAAAAGGATGGCTAAATCCTACCAGATGCTTTACAAGTGCCGTCTGTGCGGGCAGGTCTTCGTCAACTACGGCACGGTCAGTGAAAAGGTCGCGGAGCAATCCACGCTGAATGAGGTTTTGCGAGCAAGCGGGATGTCTCCGATGTGGAAAGAGAACGACACGCTCACCATGTATGAAATGCACTGCTGCGCAGATGGTAGCTATGGCGTTTCGGACTTTATTGGGAGCAGAAAGGTGGATGAAGATGGCTGAGGAAAATAAAATAATCCGGCTGGCCGACGTCGGCGAGCTGGAGGCCGATCTGAAAAAAGACCTGGCCGAAGAAGAGGCCAAAGGAAAGGCCGCGGACGTCCTGTATTGCGAGAGCATCAGCGACGAGCTGTCCGATCTGGGCAATCTGCCCACCATTGACCCGAAGACGCTGCGGCCTGTGGCACACTGGGAAGAAATTCCCGGCTCCTATGAGGTCTGTGCCGGGGAAAGCGGCTCGTGGTCTGTGCCTGCAACGCGCTGTGCGAACCCGGAATGTGGCGAGGCGAACCCGTGCGGCCTCAAAACGCCGTTTTGCCCGATGTGTGGATTCAGGATGGAGGATGTGCCCTATGACGGATAAGCGGCCGATCGACGCAAACGCGCTGTACGAGGACGTGTCCCGCATGGGGCTGACGAATGGGAGCGCACTCGGAAGGCACAGCGGAATGGCCGACGCTATTGCGCAGATGATTCAGGATGCACCCACCATCGACCCCGAAAGCCTGCGCGGGCACGCGAAGTGGGAAAAGCCGGAGAACCTGACCTTTATCATTGTGGACGGGCCGGACGACAGCCACGAGGAGCCTGCCATTCGGTGTAGCAACTGCGGTGGCATGATTCCTGAGAGCGACTTCGACAAGTGGGTATGGAACTACTGCCCCGTATGCGGGTTCATCATGGAGGACGCGACGAATGAGTAAAGAACTTGTGCTGATCTGCAATGAGGACGGCAAGTGGCAGGCATACGAGAGCGACCACAGCGTTGTGATCGTCTGTGCGAGCCAGGAGGAGCAGGACAGGGCGTGCGAGATTTTGAGCAAGATCGGAACAGACGACGATCTCCGGGACGCGATCTTTACAAGCCCTGCTGCTATTGCGGCCAAGCTGAAAGCTTACTGCGAGTCCAAAGACCAAAATTGCGGTGGATGTGCATTTAATAAATCCAAGGGTTGCGCCTTGCGCAATCCACCGCCCGAATGGGAAATCGAGGCCGGGGAGGGCAAGGAAGATGGCTAAGGAAAGACCGATCGACGCAGTTACTCTCTACGAGCAACTTGCGGCCGAGGTGAGCTCGATGCTCAAACAGCCGCCCGGCATCATCGTTTCCAAGATCATGGCAATGGTCTTGCAGGCCCCGACGATCGGCAGTTCGGAGGCCAAAGAGGATGTGCCGGACGACAGGTTCGACGCACTCGCCGCTCCATGGGCCCGGAAAATCCGGGCAGCTTTCCCGGCAGCATTCGTCAATATGCACAACGAACTCATTCTGATCCCGAAGGCCAACACGTACATTATGCTGAATCAGGTACGCGACGAGCGGGACTTCAAGGCGGCTGTCCTGGAGGACTGCTCCCGGAACGCGTTCAAGGGGTGCTCTCGCAAGCTCCAGGATGAACACCTGGACGGCATCAACAAGCTGTTGGACACGAAGTTCACGCGGGACGACATGGAGCTGATTTACACCTACCTGGGCAACGGCATCCAGCACGACCTCTGCCTGCGGTTCGTGGCGAGCTGCTACGATCTCGAAGTTCTCCGGGAGTACGACAAGAAGCAGGAGGCTGGGAGCAATGGTTAAACCTAGTCACTGGGAAAACGACATGCTGGACACCATGTGGCCTTCATGCAGATGGGCGGGCTCAAGGCCGACTATCCGGCATTGAAGGAAGCCTGCATGGAGCTCCGCAAGATGATGACGCAGAAGACCGCGGGACAGCGGAAGGACAAGCCGAAAGACCTGTCCTGGGACAATCTGGAGCGCGTCAAGGTGACGATCATCTGCGAGGCTATGGCCCTGGTTCTCTCCGGCGAGTACGAGGAGGCAGGAGCATGATCGAGTTCATCTTTTTCAAAATCGTTGTGCCGGTGGCCGCTGCTATGATCTGCGGTTTGCTGGTCTGGTTTGTGATCGACTGCCTGGAGGCGTCGAGCTGGGCGGAGGAGGACGTTAAAATGCCTGGGTTTCATGTGATTGCTGGGATTGGCGGCATTTATGCCGGCATCACCAACAGCAAGGGCGAATGGAAAGACAGAGATCGCGTTACAAATGAGGCGGTCGAGGCTGTCCGCGACTATTTCCTGGCAATCCGGGAAACCGACGGTGTGGACAGCATGGAGTACAAGTGGGTGACCGGCGACGGCAGCGAGGTCACACTCACGCTGAGGAAGACCGCGCCGGAGAACGGAGGCCCAAATGCCGAGCGAGAATAAGCCCCGCGTCTGCACGATCTTTTACTGCGATCGGCGTCGGAAGAGCGTCTGCTGTTCCGACTGCGGGTTTCGTCGGCGGGGCTGCTACAACAGTTGCAAGAACGACCCTGCCAAATGCGGGTTATGTAAGGCCCCTGATCTGGAGGGCACGGAGGAAAAGGAATGAGCGATGGCGTCATTTTCAATGTACCGGCCCGCCGCTGCAAGAGGTGCGGCGGCATCCTGACAAGCGAACAGGGCTTGCGGGATGGGTACGGGCCCTGCTGCTTGAAGAAGATGCGGGAGGAAGAGGAATACCGGCAGTTCATGGAGAAGCAGTACAGCCTCTTCGACATGGCAGCCGAGGCAGAAGCCGCCAAGACCACCGCAAAAGAGAAGTTTGCCGTTCAGCCCGCGGCTGACATCTTCCGGGACTCGGAAGACAGCGCGGAAGCGGCAGGAAAGGAAACTAACCATGAATCTGCACAAGAGTAAGATCGAGTGGTGCACTCACACCTGGAACCCGGTGACGGGCTGCCGAAACGGATGCAGCTATTGTTATGCCCGCCGGTTCATCGACCGCTTTGCACCGCACCCGTGCGAGTGGCCCGACGAGCAGTTGAGCGAGGCGGAGGGCGCAGCAGGATGTTTCGTATCCGAGAAGCCGGTGAAGCTGCTGGACGAGTCAGGCAAGTACATTCGGAGCACGCCCTACCCGATGGGCTTCCTGCCTACGTTCCACCGCTACATGATGGACTACCCGCGGAAGCGGCTGATTCCGTCCGTGGTGTTCGTGTGCAGCATGGCCGATCTGTTCGGCGACTGGGTGCCGGACGAGTGGATCTCCGAAGTGCTGGAGGCTTGCAAAGAGGCCCCGCAGCACGCCTACCTGTTCCTGACAAAGAATCCGAGCCGGTATATGGAACTGGCCCGGAAGGGCATTTTGCCGGAGGAGCCGAACTTCTGGTACGGCTCGACGATCACCGGCCCGGAGGATTCCTTCTGGTGGAGCGACTACCACAACACCTTCGTCAGCATGGAGCCGCTGCTCCAGCCCTTCGAGGGCGTCGGTGCCCAGGCCGTCAAGAAGGTGGGCTGGTGCATCATCGGTGCCATGACGGGCCCCGGCAGCAAGGCTCACCAGCCGAAGCGGGAGTGGGTAGAGTCGATCGTGACCGATGCGAAGACCGCGGGCGTGCCGGTGTTCATGAAGGACAACCTCAAAGGCGTTTGGGGAGATCAGTTGCTCAGGGAGTGCCCGGAGGGTATCGACCTGGCAGACAAAAAGGCGGTGGCTGAATGGGATGGAGAATGAAGGCTATCCTGTGCCTGCTGATCGTCCTGGAGGCTGTCAACTGCGCACAGCTCAGCTTGAAGGATGCCCGCATTGACGACCTGGAGGGCCAGCAGATCATCAACAGGAGCCGCCTGGAGAACTGGCAGACGCGGGCCATGCGGGACGAACAGACGATCGAGGACTTGCAGAAAGCCGCCGATGAAGCAGAGATCGCGCTGCCGGATGGCCTGGAGCTCGTAGACGCTGGCGAGTTCGAGTGTACCGCGTATTGCGGCGAGAAGTACCCGCACATCTGTGGGGAGGGGAAAGGCATCACGGCAAGTGGTGCTCCCTTTACTCCAGATCAGACCGTCGCCGCCGATCAGTCGATCTTCCCGTTCGGGACGGTGCTCTACATCAAGGGTGTCGGAGTCCGCGTGGTGCAGGATAAGGGTTCTGGCATTCAGGGCAAGCACCTGGACGTGGCCGTGTCCGGCACGCACGAGGACGCGCTGGCCTGGTCTGGCTACGGAAAACACAAGGTATGGGTGATAAAGGAGGTGAACGAGAATGACGGTGAATGAGGCTGAAAATGAGCTCAGAAGTCGGGCCTGCGCCACTGGCGTTGCTAGCTGGATGTGGAATTACGACGTCGAGGACGGGACTATAACCCTGAGCTTGACGGCGGGCAAGAAGCACGCGAGCCGTTCCGTTCCATCGGACAAAATCTTCCTAGACGAACACGGCAGGGCTATCCCCGGCGGCGATGGCTCGCATCTGGTAAAGCTCTACGAGGAGCTGGAAGCCGAGCTCGGCGTCACGGTGAAGATCGCGGGCTCGGACAGGGCGCGGGCGACCATGACCGGCGACGGGCGCGTGCTGTGCAGCTGCGGCGCGGAGCTGGAGTGCGATCACGAAACCGGCGATATGCCGGAGGTCTGCCCGATCTGTGGGAAGATCATCGACTGGAGCTGGTTCACGTTCAAGGAGGCGGACGAATGAGCATCAAAGAAGCCGTAGCGAAGCTGGCTGCCAGGGCAAATGCAGATGGGTACGGGCTGACCTACACCGTCAGCAGTGGCAAAAAAATCTGTACCCTGGAGCTGTCGCGCAATCCGTTCCGTGTGCAGACGACGTTTTCGGACACGTTCATCGTCGCCTGCTGCGATTCTGGCCTGATCGAGAAGGTACTCAGCGACAACTACGAAAACTTGAAATTTTTCTTGGAGGCCATGCTGAACAATGACTAACCCGTGCAAAGACTGTGCCGACCGGCACCCGATCTGTCACGATTCTTGCGAGAAGTATGCAGCGTGGAGAAAATTCTACCTCGCTGAGAAGGCCCGCGAGAAAGAACAAAATGCCTCTTGCTATGTTGGCAAGAACGCTTTTGAACAAGAAAGATGGATGGGGAGAGGCCATAGGCCATGATCGAGCCCTGGAAGCTCCCCACCAAACAGGAGGGACAACCAGAATGAAAAAGAAAAACTGCCGAATGACCGACCTGGAGCGTGCCCAGCACGCCCGCGCCGTGCAGTTCCGCAAAATGACCGACGCCCAGATCTGTGAGTATCTGGACGGCCTGCTCGAAAGGGAGCGGGAGGCCCGCAGCACGGCCCCTGCGCCGTCCAAAGAGGAGATCGTGAACGAGTTCCTGGACACCCTGAGCATCCGCACCACGAGCGGCCTGCGCGTCAGTGACGCCACCATCCGCAAGATTCGCAGCATCGCGGTCGATCGCGGGTTCATCAAGAGCGCGGAGGTGTCGGATGGTTGATGCAGATCGGGAAGAGCTGAGGCGGTACAGGGAAGAGGAGGAGCACGGACTGCTGCTCCACCTTCCTGTGCCGCTGGGAGCCGCGGTCTGGAGAGTCCGCGAGAACCCCGCGTGCCATTACGGAGTCCGGCAGGCAGAGATTTTTCTGTTCGGAGAGGTCGTCACGCCGCGCCGCATCGTCGAGAAAACGCCGTTCACCCTGCGCCTGCTGGATGAATGGGGCAAGAGCGTGTTTGCCACCGAAGAGGAAGGGAGATCACACCTGAATGACGAATCGTGAACAAGAGGCCCTGCGCCGGAGCTACCGCGGCAAGGTGAGCCGGTGCCAGGGGGCCTTTTTTGAACAGATGATAAGCGCGGCCTGCAATCTCTACCGCGAGCGGCAGATTGCAGACATCGAGAAGACGCCTGAGCCGATGCAGCCCACCAAAGACCTGGGCGGCGGGAAGTTCATTGCCCACTATACCGGCAAGGGACAGGCCGACTACAAGGGCTTCCTGTGGGGCGGTAGGGCCGTGAACTTCGAGGCAAAGTACACGGACTCCGGGAAGATGATGCAGGATCGCGTGACGAAAGATCAGGCCGAACGCCTGGAGCGTGCGCAGCAGTATGGAGGCGTGGCCTTCGTCCTGTGCTCGTTCGGGAGCGTCGCCTTTTACCGCATTCCCTGGGTGGTATGGCGGGACATGAAGGGCAATTTCGGCAGGAAGTACATTATGCCGGCCGATGTGGAGCAATACCGGGTGAAGATCGGTGCTCCAGGCGTGCCGTTGTTTTTGGAGGGCCTGGAGGCCCAGAGCGCAGAAAGAGAGGAATACTCATGAGCAAAGAAACAAGATTTTGCCCGTTCCGGCGGGTTCTGACAAGGCAGCGTACCCGCATCACGGAAAACCGCGCAGAGGAAACCTTCAAAGATCGGTTTGGCGGCTGCTGCGGTGAGCGGTGCATGGCGTATCGTGATGGCCGCTGCCTGCGGCTCGAAAAGAAGGAGGAGCAGGATGGATAAACAGAAGATCAAGAGCGTTCCGAGGCTGACGACCGACAACCCGGTGGACAATTTTCAGACGGCCCTCAACTTCACCGACGTCAGCGAGGACGGCTGGGTATGGCTGCGGCAACCTGAAATGGCACTGACCGAGTATGCGCGGAAGCTCGTCAAGGGTCACGGCAGCAGCATTGACCTGGACTGCAACGATATGGAGCTCTCCGAAACCCTGACCGAGCACCTCTTCGACGACCCGAAGCAGAGCATTGATGGCCTGATCGCGGAGCACTACACGATCTTGTGGGCCTATGCGACCCTGCGGGAAAAGCTCAAATGGTACGAGGATGCAGGCATCCCGGCCATTCCTGATTATGGCCTGAATACCATCCGGCGGGCGATCAATCGAGAAGGTACAGACCCACAGCTTCGACTGGTGGTCGAGAAAATGTCGGAGCTCACGACGGCGATCTGCAAGCTCCAGAGGGTCTGGACTCTCGACTACCGCAACGGCGCAAAGATCAAGGCTGCCCACGAGAACGTCAGAGAGGAGATCGCGGACGTCTACATCATGCTGGCGCAACTGGTGAAGATCATTGGCAAGCCGGAAGAGGTACAGCAGATCGTGCTTGAAAAGCTCGAACAGCTCAAATGCGACCTGGACGGCGGGGAGGTGCAAAGTGAGTAAAGCTGCTTTGCTGAGCATCCGGCCTGAGTGGTGCGAGAAGATTCTCAGCGGCGAAAAGACCGTAGAAATTCGCAAGACCAGACCGAAGCTGGAACCTCCCTTCAAGTGCTACATATACTGCACTTTGGCCGGGAGTGACAGCCTGTTTATGGATGTCCTCAACCGGGATGTGGCCGCGTGGAACCGTGGCGGCTGGCCAGAAAAAAGGGGGCATGTCATTGGAGAGTTCATTTGCGATGACATCCGACGCATTGGCCCTGAATACTGTGTCGTCAAAGAAGATATCGAATCTGCAATTGCTGGAAGCTGTCTCACAGTACCGCAAATCAAAGACTATGCCGGATGGAAGTCCGGGCTGAGTTATGTAGATTTGAAAGACTTGTACGGCTGGCACATTTCTGATCTCAGGATTTACGACAGGCCCCGGAAGCTCCAGGAGCTCACCGGCTTGCGAAATACCAGGTTTGGCATGGAGCCCGTGGAGATCACCCGCCCGCCTCAGAGTTGGGGCTATGTGAGAGAGCTGGAGGAGGTACGCAATGAGCAAGAGAGGAAATAAATGCATCCGGCAGTTGGAACGCCGCCTTGCTGTGCTGGAGAAGCAGCAGACGACCGGCTGTGCCTGCCGCAGCAAGCAGGAAATCACCGTAGAGTCGAAGGTGCAGGCCAAGCCGAAGACCATCCGCGAGAAGATCGCAGGCATCTTGACCGGCAAAAAGTAAAAGCCCCGGCGGGGCGGAAGAAATCAGGAGGCGGAAGCCAATGAACAAAGCAGAGGATATTCGGGCGATCATCGTAGAGGCTGTGCAGGCTGGTCGCGTATCAGCAGGGCACACCGCGAAGGATGCGTTCAAGGCGACCGAACGCCGTCTTTACGCCCTACCGACCCTACTCCAGAAGCAGGCCGAGGACAAGGACAAGCTGGAGGAGTTCTTGAAGTACGGGCCGAAGGAGCGTAGCAAGAGTATTACCCGTTTTATCAAGACCGGCGTGCGGCTGACCCCAGAGGAAATCTGGGAAGCGGTGCTGACTGATATGCAGGCTACGATCGCTGCGGACGAGCACGAGATCAATACGATGGAGCGGGCCCTGGAGGTCATTCAGGACGACGCCTATTATCAGACCGTCGTTGGGCGGTACATCGACAACCTTCCAGACGAGGACGTTGCAAAGCTCATTCCGTGTGACACCTCGACCGTCTGGAGGAACCGAAAACGGCTTGTGCAGCGGCTTGCGGTGTGGCTCTACGGCGCGGACGCCCTCAGATAAGGGCGTGCAATTTGCCGGTGCAAAAATTGTGCAATGGACAGGTGCAATTTATCTGTGGTATACTCTTCCACAATGAAAGAGTGTAGACAGGCGGTTGGCTCCCTTCATTGCTGAAAAAATATGCACCATCTTTTCAAAAACCTATGACAGAACGTGCAAAAAGTGGTATAATTATTACAGAAGCAATGTAAAGGAGATAACTAACCATGAAAAATATTTGCTTACTCGACCTGAACTACACCCTCGTTGGCAACCAGGCAGACACCCGGCTGCTTCGCCCCTTCGCCCGCCGTATGGCCGCGGAGGAGTACCGCACTGATCTGATCGAGGCTATCCGCGATGATTACGTTATCATCGTGACGGCCCGCCCGGACTACCAGATGCGGCAGACGATGGAGAACATCAAGAAGAAGACCGGCTGGCAGCCGGATGAATGGTACTTCAATGACATCAACGGCGAGCCGCCGGTGTTCAAGGAACGTGCCCTCAAAAACTGGATTTTCCCCAAGCATGGTGAGCAGGACGGCCCGAAGGGAGCCCACTACTACGCCGTCGAGAGCAACCCCAAGACGCGGACGATGTACAAACGCTACGGCATCGAGGCTGCTCCCTACGATATGTTCATGAAGAAGCGTCTGGCCCCGCAGCCGGTGATGGCTCAGGAGCCCGAATGCTTCCAACTGAAAATGTTCTGAATAGGCAACGAAAAGCGGAGTGCGAAAGCACCCCGCTTTTTTCATGCAAAATTTACAGAAAAGGAGTAAAGGCGTGGAAACGAAAATTGTTAAGCTGTCGGAGATCAAACCGGCCCCGTACAATCCCAGGGTCGAGCTGACGGCGAAAGATCAGGAGTACAAGGCCCTGGACGCGAGCATCGAAGAGCACGGCCTGGTTCTGCCTCTGATCGTGAACCTCCGGGACAACTGCCTGATCGGTGGACACCAGCGGCTCAGCGTCCTGCTGGCGGAAGGTGAAACCGAAACCAATGCGGTGGTCGTGGACATGGACGAGGCCCAGGCGAAGGCCCTGTGCATCGCCCTGAACAAGCTGGACGGCGATTGGGACTACGGCAAGCTGGCAGAACTCCTCCAGGACTTGATCGAGGAGCAGGAGAACCTTGCATCTACCGGATTTACGCAGAAGGACATCGACGAGCTCCTGGGTGAGATCGGCGACGAGCTGGACGGTGACGAGCCGGAGCTGAAGGACAAGAAGGAGGACGCCACAGACGGCATCAAGTGCCTGGTCGGTGAATTTTCCTTCAAGCTCACCGAGGTGGAGTTTGAAGACCTGATGGCGGACGTCCGCGAGAAGGTCGGCTTTACGCAGGAGCTTGTGTGCGAGGAGCTGAGAAGGAGGATGTTCGATGAAATTTAAGACCGAGTTCCGGGTTTTGAAGTTGAAGGACATTGTGCCTCCCCCGTACAACCCCCGCGAGGACATCGTGAAGGGCAGCGACGAGTACGAAGCCCTGCGCCGGAGCCTGGAGCAGCACGGCATGGTTGAGCCGCCTGTGGTGAACATCCACAATATGCGCTGCATCGGCGGCAACCAGAGAATCACCGTGCTGCGGGACATGGGCGTGGAAGAAGTGCTCTGCTCCATCATCGACCAGCCCGACGAGGAGAAGGAAAAGAAGCTGTGCCTGTCCCTGAACCGAATCGAGGGTCGCTGGGATAATGATGCCCTGGGCGATCTGCTGCGGGACGACGATGTGCTGGACTACGAAACCGGCTTTGATGCTGACGAGGTACGTCTGTACCGGCAGCTTGAAGATGTTCAGGAGCCGGACGTCGGAGAACAGGAAGAACCCGACGACCTGGAAGACCTGGAGGAAGAAGACGCCGAAGAAGAGCCGGACGAGGAACCGGATGCGGACGCGGACGACGTGCCCGCCCTGGGCTCCACCCTGGTGAGAGTTGGACACCTCCATTTCAAGGTCGAGGTCGTCCGCTATAACCGCACCCTGGACGGCATCCGGGACAAAGGTATTTTCGACCGCGCAGAGATCGCGGAGGAGCTGAAACGGAGGCTGCTGCACAATGATTAAGCTGGTTCCTATCGACGCTGTGAAGGCGTCAGAGTATAACCCCCGCCGGAATGACGAAAAGCGTCTGGCCCTGGCAGAGCTGTCCCTGCGCAAGCTCGGCTTCCTGCTGCCCATCTACGCGGACGAGCACGGCGAAATTCTGAGCGGACACCAGCGGCAGCTCGTCGCCCGTCGCATGGGCTTCCCTGAAATCCCTGTGGAGTACGTCAGCGAAAAAGAGCTCGGCGAGCGGAAGGCAGTCAACGTCCTGTTCAACCGGGCCACGAACGACCTCCAGAAGCAGGACACTTGCGCGATCGTCAAGAAGCGTCTGTACGAAATGGACATCCAGGCCATGACGGAGGCCCTGCCCGACATCGAACCGGGAAGCCCGGAGTCCTACCCTTGCGTTTATGCGCTGCGCCGGATGGACACCGTGAAGCTCGCAAAGGCGAACCACCGCAATTTCGACGCCCACACAAAGCAGCTCGCAAAATCCCTGGAGCGGAAGATCAGAGCCTTCATGCCGATCGTGATCAGCGAGGAGGGCAACGTCATAAACGGCATCGGTCGCCTCCAGACAGCAGCAGAGGCAAGTCGGAAGGTCGTTCCCTGCGTCCAGATCAAGAAGGAGCAGGAAGCATTCGCGTCGGCAATGCTGAATCTGCTGTCTATGGATTTTGACATGGAGTCCAACTATGCAGATGATCTCCGCTTCAACAGCTTCATGCGGGAGCGGAACACAAGAGAAACCGACGCCGCGGGCAATGCAGCCCTGGGCGATGGATTTTTCAAGGGCGTTTTCCCGAAGAACAACGGGCGGGACTTCTGCATCCTGGACGGCGCGGCCCTGGAAACCTGGAAGCGGCATTATGGCTCCAGCGTCGTTGACTTCGGCGCGGGAAAGCTCAGCAACACCCGGACGCTCAGAAAGGCCGGCATCAATGTGTCTGCCTTCGAGCCGTACTTCGTGACGATGGGCGACAAAATCCATAAGGAAAAGAGCCTGGAGATCGCAAGCCGGTTCCTGGATGAAGTGGAGGCAGGCACGCCGTACAGCAGCGTGTTTATCTCCAGCGTGTTCAACAGCGTGCCCTTCATGACAGATCGGAAGCAGATCGCGGTGATCGCGGCGGCCCTGTGCTACCGGGACGGTATGGTGGTCTGCTGGTGCCAGAGCGATAAGGCCCCGCAGTTCGTGAACACAAAGAAGAAGTTCCTCACGGCTGAGAAGACCCTGACATTTGACCTGGACTATGAGCCCAACACCATTCTGGGCGACCTGGGCGAACATCCGAAGGTGCAGAAGGGCCACACCGAAGCGGAAATGCGGGAAATCTTCACCCCCTGCTTTGGAAAGATCACCCGCCTGGAGCTCATAAGCAAATTCTGGTATCTGGAGGCGGAGAACCCGAAGGTTGACCCGGCGGCTCTGGCTGCTGCGCTTGACTTCGAGTTCGAGCTGCCGTACCCGGACGGCACCAAGATGGGCCTGTCCGCAAGAGCGCGTGAAGCGTTCGAGCACCGCCTGGGCATCAAGCTCCCGCCGCCCGCGGAGAATAAGGAGGTAGCACCGTGAAAGATAATGTGAAACCCGGCGAAAAGTGGGAGTTCAACGACGAAGTTGCCCGCTGCTTCAAAAATATGCTGGAGCGCAGCATCCCGGACTACCAGTCCATGCGGGCCATCTCCTATGAGCTGGGCACGCGCTTCGTGCAGCCGGACACCCTGATCGTGGATGCAGGATGCAGCACCGGCATGGCCGTTGAACCGTTCGTGGAGAGGTTCAAGGACACCAACGACTTCCTGCTGATCGACAACTCCCCGGCGATGGCCGCGGCGAGCAAAGAGCGGTTCAGCAAGTACCCTGGCGTCGAAGTCCGGGTAGGGAACCTCTGGGAAAAATTACCATTGAAGGACACGGCGAGCCTGGTACTCTCTGTGCTATCCCTCCAGTTTATGCCGACGGCATACCGGCAGACCATGATCTCGGCCGTCTACGAAAGCCTCGCTCCCGGCGGGGCCTTCATTTTTGTGGAAAAGATCGTGAGCGAAAACATGGACGATCTCATGGTCGAGCTGTACTACGACATGAAGCGCAGAAACGGCTACTCGGAAGAGCAGATCATGGACAAGCGGCGCAGCCTGGAGAATGTGCTGTCGCCGCTGAAACCTGAGTGGAACGTCGATATGCTGCGGACTGCTGGCTTCGATAAGGTGGATATGTTTTGGCGTTGCCTGAACTTCTGCGGATGGATAGCCGTTAAGTAACGGCCCCGCCCGCAAAAGGAGGGAGAACAAAATGCCGAAGCGTAGCGACGTAAAGCCGTGGGAGCGTCAGGAAGGCGAGAGCGCAAAGGCATTTGAGGCGTTCACGATCTACGCTGGATTGGGGGCAGACCGCAGCCTCCGGGCCGTTGCTCAGCAGTTGGGCAAGAGTAAAACGCTGATGGATAGGTGGAGCAGCACCTACGGTTGGGTAGCGCGTGCCGCTGAGTACGACGCCGACCTTCAACGGAAAGCCCACGCAGAGGCCGTCAAAAAGGCCAGAAAGATGAACGACCGCCATATAGGGATAGCTCTGAAAATGCAGGAGAAGGCTCTGGAGGCCCTTGCCAAGACGCCTGCCGAGAGCATCAACACCAAAGTGCTTGTTTCGATGCTCAGAGAGGCCACGAAGCTGGAGCGCGAGAGCCGTGCCGAGATCGTGAGAGAAACCGAGCACAAGATCGAGGCGGAGAACAAAGAGAGCACTCTGGTGGATGTCATTGCAGAGGCATGGGAGAGGAGGCGTAACGGTGAAGGGTCTGACGAGTGACGCGATCTTATACTACATCGACAATCCGGTGGACTTCGTGGAGGACATCATCGGAGCAAAACCTGATGTCAACCAGAAGGCGATCTTGAACAGCCTCGCCAAATATCCCATGACTTCCGTTCGTTCCGGGCATGGTATCGGGAAGAGCGCGGTGGAGGCGTGGGCCGTGATCTGGTTCATCTGCACGCGGCCATATCCCAAAATCCCCTGTACCGCTCCCACGCAGCATCAGCTGTACGACATCCTCTGGGCGGAAATCTCGAAGTGGCTCCGCAGCAACCCCGCCTTGCAGCGGGAGATCACCTGGACGCAAGAGCGCGTCTACATGAACGGAGCGAAGGAAGAGTGGTTTGCTGTAGCCCGTACCGCGAACACCCCAGACGCCTTGCAGGGCTTCCATTCTGAGAGTATGCTGTTCATCATCGACGAGGCGAGCGGTGTCGATGATGAAGTCTTCGAGCCTGTTCTGGGTGCTCTGTCTACCGAGGGAGCGCGGCTGCTGATGTGCGGAAACCCCACGCAGCTGACCGGCTTTTTCTATGACAGCCACCACAAGAACCGAACCCAGTACCACACAATCCATGTTGACGACCGGGATAGCCCCCGTGTGTCGAAAGAGTACATCGAGCGCATCCGCACCATGTATGGTGAGGACTCCGATGTGTTCCGAGTCCGTGTTGCCGGTGATTTTCCGAAGCAGGAGAAGGATGTCTTCATCCCGCTGAGTATGATCGAAAAGAGCATGGCGACCGACTGGCAGGAACCGACGGAACAGCCGACGGTACACATCGGCTGCGACGTGGCCCGCTTCGGCGACGACAAGACGATCATTGGGTACAAGGTCAACGAGAAAGTTTTCTTCCATCAAAAAATCAGAGGCCAGGACACCGTGAGGACGGCGCACGAGATCGCTCTGCTGGGATGCTCCCTGGTGGACAAGTACCACCTCGAAACCGCGATACCCGTCAAGATCGACGACGGCGGCGTTGGCGGCGGCGTTACCGACCGCCTGCGCGAGATCAAGCGCGGCGACCCTGACCGCTTCTGGTGGCTGAGCGTTATTCCTGTGAAGTTCGGAGAGCGCATCCGCCACCGCTACTACTACGACACGACTACCTATATGATGTCGATCGTCAAGAAGCTGCTCCAGACGACCGACGACGAAGGGCGCGAGAAGCCCGTCGAGCTCATTCTGCCGGACGATGCAGACCTGGCAGCTCAGCTCTCAGGCCGTAAATACGGAATATCTGAGCAGAGCAAGCTCCGCATTGAGAGCAAAAAGGACGTCAAAGCACGCGGCCTGCCTTCACCCGATGAAGGCGACTGTGTGCTTTTACTCTGTCTGCCGGTCAAGCCGTCCAAGGCGAAGCCGCCTAAGAAGGCAGGAGGAAAGGAGTAAACCCCATTGGCAACGAACAAGAAACCGCGCCCCATGCAGGCGCGTATCATCAAGGCCCACGAGCCGACGCAGCCCCTCCAGCCCATCAAGAAGGCGGAGGGGCCTACTCAGGTATCAGAGCAGGAAGCCTTCAATGCAGGCGACTGGATAGAGCCGCCTGCTCCGCTGGCAGGCCTGCATGAGCTGGCCGCCGAGTCCACGATCTTGCCTCAGTGCATCCGAGCCTACAAGGACAACATTGCAGGATTCGGCATCGGAGTGAAGTACATCGAGGACATCGAGGAAACCCCGGAGGCTGAGGACGAGTACAAGCGCATGGTCGAGATCATCGAGCTGCTGAACACCGATCAGGACACCAAAGAGGTTTTCGAGGACTTGATCGAGGCCCGCGAAACCTACGGCATCGCGTATCTGGAAGTCATTCGTAACCTGGACGGCGAGGTGCAGCAGATCGAGTTCCTGCACGACACACCGTCCGTCAGGAAGACGGTTCCGCTGGAGCCCTACATCGACACGACCTATTACAACCACGGCGTTCCAATCGAGCGCAAGAAGAAGTTCCGCAAGTACCGGCAGCAGCTCGGCGGCAAGACCGTGTATTTCAAGGAGTTCGGAGATCCCCGCGTGATGGACAGACGCAACGGTGTCTATGTTGAGTCGCCGGAGGACATAAAAGAACTCCCTGTCGATTACGAGGCCAACGAGATTCTGGAGTTCCCAATCGGCATCCAGCCTTACGGCGAGGTGCGCTGGACAGGCCAGATTCTCGGCATTGACGGCAGCCAGAGAGCGGAACGCCTGAACAACAATTATTTCATCAACGGCAGACACACGCCCTTGATGATTATGATTCAGGGCGGCACGCTCACAGAGGACAGCTACGAGAAGCTGACAAAGTACATGGACGACATCAAGGGCGAGGCTGGACAGCACGCCTTCATCGTCCTGGAAACGGAATCCTCCGACGGAAAGACTGACTTCGATCAGACCGAGAAACCGAAGATCGAGGTCAAAGACCTGGCCTCCATCTTGCAGAAGGACGAGCTCTTCCAAACCTACATGGACAACAACCGCAAGAAGGTACAGTCGTCCTTCCTACTCCCGGACATCTATGTTGGCTACACCACGGACTTCAACCGCGCAACCGCTCAGACGGCGCAGGAAGTGACCGAAAAACAGGTTTTCCAGCCTGAGCGCAGGAGCCTCGCATGGGCGATCAACAACCGTCTGCTGAACGGCTATGCCTTCCGGTACGTCGAGGCGTTCTTCCAGGAGCCCAACATTTCCAACCCGGACGACATCTGCAAGATCATGATGGCGGCCACCGCAGCGGGCGGCCTGACGCCCAACAAGGCGAAGGAAATCCTGTACAAGTACCTGGGCGAAGCATCGGACGACTACGAAGAAGAGTGGGGCAACGTCCCGCTCACCATCACACAGTCCCAGAGCAGCGGCGGGTTTGACCTCGGCGGTCTGACAATGGCCCTCGAAGGACAGATCAAGAAGGCGGAGGGCCAGGGCGACAACGATCAGGTCGTGGCCGTCATGAAGGAAGTCCGCGGCCTGCTGCTCGATCTTAAAGCGCAGCAGGAGGAGGACGAACCGTGAAAACGCGTTTCATCATGAGGCCGTGCTACTGCGATCGGCTGGTGAAGGCGATCGACAACTACATCCAGAAGGCGGACAACGACCTGTCCGATCTGCTGGGAAAGGAAGGCTATGCGAAACCTAAGAAGACGCTCCAGTACGCGAAAGGTATCGAGGACGACGTGGCCGACATACTCACCGAGGAAACCGATTATTTCGTTCGGGAAGCTAAGGCGTCTGATAACCTCGATGATCTCCAGAAGCGGCTCCCGGAGATAGCTGCTGCGACGCCTGCCACCGGCAAGCTGAGTAAGGCGTTTTCCGCGCAGCTCTCGAAATTCCTCCCTGAGTATGCAGCCTATTACCTCAAAAAGACCGACAAGGGCTTGAAGCTTGACCGTGTATCAAAGAGGACGACCGCCTGGATTGAAACCTGGAGCGACGACCTGGCCGAGCTCATGAAGACCACGAGTACCGAGCACCTGGAGGCCATGCTGAAAAAAGAGATCGAGAACGGTGGCAACATATCGCAGCTCTGTGTCGATCTCATAAACTCCGGCATGGAAAAGGAAGGCAAAGGCGAATATTGGACATCGCATTACAGGGCCCGAAAGGTGGCTGTTACTGAGGTTCTTCGGGCCCACAGCGTAGCCCAGCACGAAGCCTATATGCAGTCCCCGGCGGTGGAGAGCAAGTCATGGAGGCACACCGGAAACTACCGAAACGAGCCTCGACAGAATCACGTCGATATGGACGGTCAGGTCGTTCTCAAAGATCAGCCCTTCGAGCTGGTCGGCGCGGACGGCATGATCTATTACCCCATGTACCCACGGGACACGAGCCTTCCCGCAGCCGAGAGCATCAACTGCCATTGTATCGAGCAGCCCGTTGTTGACATGGAGGTTCTGGGCCTGCCTCTGGAGGAACGTCAAAAGCTCCAGCAGCAGGCGATCGACGAAATGGACGACGACTGGGAGGCCGAGCTCGATGCTCAGAACAAGGCGAAAGCCGGAATCGAGGATGATTAGAAATGATCGTTACCATTGACGAAGCCCGCGTAGGGCATCCAAGCATCAAGCTGGACGGCATGGAGCTGGCCGGTATGGTCAAGTCCTACACCCTGCACCATGCCGTTGATGAAGCCACCACTCTGGAGCTGGAGCTTTTGCCCGGCACTGATCTGTCCGAGGTCAAGGCCATTCTGGACAGTCCGAATGTTTTCGTTTCGGTTCCGGCAGAGCTGGACGAAACGACCGAAGACCCGGCAGAACCTAATATTTGATAAAGAGCAGCGGCGACGCTGCTTTTTATATTGCCTGAAACCCT